AAGAAAATGTATGAAGTATATTGTTGGATGATTCCACAATCTAAAAACACTTATTCACCTTACATTAAGTCTACTAATAAAAAAGCATCACCTGAAGTGCTAAAGTATGTTGCTGAGCATTTTGAATGTTCTACCGCTGAGGCAGAAGAATATATTCAGTTGACTGATAAAGCATGGTTAGAAAATATTTTGGTTACTAAGGGAGTTGATGAAAAGGAAATTAAAAAATTAGTAAAATGAAAGTAGAATACACTGATTACACCCCAGACTCAATCGTTCAAACAGTTATTGAAAACTTTGTTAAGCGAGCTGAGATGGGTGAGAAAAAATATGGTGTTACCTTAGATCGAGAAGATCTTACAATTGAAGATTTTATTGAACACGCTCTTCAAGAACATATGGATGCGATTCTTTATCTTCAAAAAGTAAAAACAATGCTTGAAAAACAAAAGAATGGGTAAAATACCTTCCATTATCAAAAAGATAAAAGATTTCAAACCGCAAGAAATCAACTACGCTTTTCAAAAGAGTATATCTTATTCTCAGTTATCCATGTACTTGTCTTGTCCTAAAAAATGGGCTTTACAATACAGGGACGGACATAAGATATATGCTCCTTCAATTAACATGACTTTTGGAACCTCAATTCACGAGACAGTTCAAAAGTATCTTCACACCATGTATGAGGAAAGTGGAGCCTCAGCTGATAGAATTGATATAGAAGAGTTGTTTGAAGAACGCTTTAGAGAAAATTACGCTAAAGAATATAAGAACAACAAGAACATCCACTTCAGTAGTTCTGATGAAATGAGAGAGTTTTTTGATGATGGAATGAACATTCTAGACTTTATCAAGAAAAAACGAGGTGAATACTTTAGTGTGAGGGGTTGGCACTTGGTAGGAATTGAAATACCTATTGTGATGCCTCCTGACCCTAGATACCCTAACATCTTATACAACGGGTTTATTGACCTTGTTTTATACAATGAGAACACAGAGGAATTTATCATTTATGATATAAAAACAAGTGCTCGAGGATGGGGTGATAAGGAAAAGAAAGATGAAATTAAGCAATTCCAAATCCTACTCTACAAACATTACTTTAGTGAACAGTTTGGAGTTCCAATTGAAAACATTGATGTGAAGTTCTTTATCCTAAAACGTAAAATATGGGAACAAAGTGAGTTTCCTCAAAAACGCATCCAGGAATTTACTCCAGCTAGTGGTAAAACTAAAGTTAAAAAAGCTAAAACTGCATTAACTGAATTCATAGAGAATGTGTTTAATATGGATGGAACATTTAAAACTACTGAACATACTGCTCAACCAGATAAGAGTACTTGTAGGTATTGTCCATTTAAAGATAGAAAGGATTTATGTAATGAGGCCGTCTCTTGATATCCGTATATATTTATATACGATACAAAAATTAATGTTATGCCAATAAATGAACAACTCACCTCAGTAAAAGTCGATAAAGAACTATTCGACGTCTTCAAATTAGAGTGTGTTAAGCGTAAATTTAGTCTAAATAAGCTTGTCAATCGAGCAATGGATTTATACCTTAATGATGAAGATTTTAGAAAACAAGTTACCAATTATTCAAATTTAAAAGATTAAAAGTTTTATGAATTCAAGTTTTGCTTACTTACCTCAAAACGAGAGGAAGAAAATCCTATTAATTTGCGATGACATTCGAGTACATTCAGGAGTAGCAACTGTTGCTCGTGAGATTGTTCTTAATACTGCTCAACATTTTAACTGGGTACAAGTTGCTGGAGCCATTAATCATCCAGACAAAGGAAAAAAATTAGACTTATCACCTGACACCAATGTTAACACTGGTTTAACAGACACCTCTGTTATGATGTATCCTGTAGATGGATATGGTGATCCAAATTTAATTCGTCAATTAATCAGAATTGAAAAACCAGATGCTATCTTTTTGATCACTGATCCAAGATATTTCATGTGGTTGTTTCAAATTGAAAACGAAATTAGAAGAAAAATTCCTATTGTTTATTTGAACATCTGGGATGACTACCCAGCACCAATGTACAACAGACCATTCTATGAGGCGTGTGATGCGTTGTTAGGAATTTCTAAACAAACCGTTAACATCAATAAGTTAGTGTTAGGAAATAAAGCCAAAAATAAACTTATTGAATATGTACCTCATGGTTTAAACCATGACTTATTTAAACCTATTGCTAAAGATTCTCCTGAATATCCTGAGTTTGAAAAATTCAAACAACAAGTATTTAAAGGAAAAGAATATGACTTTGTATTGTTCTTTAACTCAAGAAACATTCGTCGTAAACAAATTCCAGACACACTTTTAGCGTATAAGTATTTTGTTGATACATTACCTGAAGAAAAAGCAAAACGTTGCGCTTTCTTACTTCACACAGATGTTGTTGATGACAATGGAACAGATTTAGCAGCAGTAAAAGAATATTTCTTTGAAGATGAAAAATACAACATCATTTTTGTACCTGAAAAACTAAGTCCAGTTCAAATGAATTGGTTGTATAACATGACTGATTCTCAGATCTTATTAACAAGTAATGAAGGTTGGGGATTAGCACTTACTGAAGCAATTTTAGTAGGAAATCCAATTATCGCAAACGTAACTGGCGGAATGCAAGATCAGATGCGTTTTGTTAAAAATGGTAAATGGGTAGATTTTGATGCTGAGTTTCCTTCAAACCACAATGGTACTCTTAAAGAACATGGTGAGTGGGCGTTTCCAGTTTATCCATCTAATCGTTCAATTCAAGGTTCACCTGTTACACCTTATATTTGGGATGACAGATGTAGAGCAGAAGATGCAGCTGAACAAATTAAAGCAGTTTATTCTTTAAGTAAAGAAGAACGTAAAGCTAAAGGTTTGAAAGGTAGAGAATGGGCTTTAAGTGATGAAGCAGGATTTACAGCTGAGAAAATGGGTAAAAAAGTTATAGAAACTTTAGACTATCTCTTTAAAACTTGGAAACCTAGAGAAAAATTCGAATTATTAGATACAAAGAATGTTGAAAAAAGAGTACTAAATCATAAATTGTTATATTAATATGAGTAAAAACACTTGCGTTATTTACGCACCAGTAGATACTTTATCAGGTTATGGCTCAAGAGCACGCGATACAGTAAAATCAATCATTCAACTTAAAAAAGATGAATGGGACATTAAAATCATTCCTTGCGCTTGGGGAAATACACCTACAGGCTTTATTGAAGAAAATCCTGAATGGAAATTCTTAGAACCTCACTTCACCACAGGTCAACTTACATCTCAACCAGATATTTTTATTTGGATCACAATTCCAAGTGAATTTCAAAAAGTAGGTAAATACAACATTGGAATCACAGCTGGTTTAGAAACAAACATTGTGCCTGGTGATTGGGTTGAAGGATGTAACAGAATGGATTTAGTGCTTGTTTCATCTGAACATTCTAAAAAAGCATTCTTAGATTCTAAATACCAGAAAATGAATGAACAAACAAAACAAGTTGAGGGTATTGTAGAATTAAAAACTCCTATGGAAGTTATCTTTGAAGGAATGGATCTTGATATTTACAAGCATTTAGATAAACCAAATAACGAAATTGGAGCACTAAATACAATTCCCGAAGATTTTTGTTATCTGTTTGTAGGCCACTGGCTACAGGGTGATTTAGGAGAGGATCGTAAGAACGTAGGCCTGTTAATTAAAGCGTTTTTTGAGACTTTTAAAAACAAGAAAAACAAACCTGCTTTAGTTTTAAAAACCTCTATCATTGGTCCATCTTATATGGATCGAGATGAAGTTTTAAAACGTATTCATCAAATCCGAAACACTGTAAATTCAAAAGATTTACCTAATGTTTATTTGCTACATGGTGAATTTACGGATGCAGAAATGAATGAGATTTACAACCACCCAAAAGTAAAAGCAATGGTATCACTTACTAAAGGTGAAGGATTTGGTCGTCCATTACTTGAATTTACTCAAAGTAAGAAACCAATTCTGACTACTAACTGGAGTGGACATTTAGATTTTTTGAATACTGGATTTACAACTTTGGTTCCTGGTACATTAACAAATGTACATCCAAGCGCTGCTAATCAGTGGTTAATGAAAGAAGCTCAATGGTTCACACCTGATTTAGGTAGAGTAGGACATTACTTAAAAGACATGTTTGAAAACTATAAAGACTATGTTGATGGAGGAAAACGCCAAGCATTCCATTCAAAACAAAACTTCTCATTTGAAAAAATGACTGAGAAAATGGATGAATATTTAAAGCGTATTCCTGAGTTCCCTAAACAAGTACAACTCAAATTACCTCAGCTTAAGAAAATTGAATTACCAAAATTAAACAAAGTATAAAACAATGGATAACTTAACAACCTGTGCTCACTGTGGCTCTGATGCTTGCTACGTAAATGAAAACTCACCTACAA